AATGTCGTACCCCTTCAGGAACTCTATGCCTTCTTCCACTGATTTCGGGCCTTTGACGGCCGTCATTATCTTTGGGAAACCGTTCTTGCGCATGTGGCTGATTGTCTCTGGCCTGGCTGAATCTGCAACTATTGGCCATTTCTCAGCCTCTGGAACGGTCATAAACAACTCAGGCGTGTTCACAATCTCGCAGCCAACCATGTAGGCCTCGTGATCAATATAGAGCGTGCGGCCAATGATGTGACAGCGCACCAGGACCGTCGGGTCAATCGCAAAGCCCCAGTCAGCGCCCAGCCGGTGGATAGCGTCTGGTGGTGCATCAAACTCGTCAATCTTCCAGTTCTTAAACACCCTGGCGCTGCTGTTGGTCAGGTAAGAACCTTGCCAAACGTGCTGATACTTGTCTGGATCGCGCCGCTTGTCGTACTCCATTTCGTCGCGGAGTACCTGCGGAAACCACGGGTTATCGCTGAAATTGACCTTGATGACCGTGGAATCTTTGGGCGGTGTCGGGCCACGCAGCAGGAAATCTACCGGGTCGCTGTTTTGCCGCGGGTTCCAGGTAAACCACAACTCGCTGTCTGGCTTGCGGATTGTCGGCCGAAGCAGGTCAAGACTGGTCTGGGACAGGCTCTGTGCTTCCTCCACCCAGGCGCAATCGTAGCCCTCCAGCGATTTAATCGAGTCGGCAGTGTGATTCTGCATCCCTTGGAAAATAATCGCGCCATCGCCCTTTTTGGCCTTAATGACGGCATCCTGCACTTCAAAGTAAGCGCCGGCGTTCATGTCTTGGATCTTTGTCTCAAGCAGCCGCTTGACGGACTGGTTCAGCGATTTCTGGATTTCTCGCACGCAGACGCTTCTCCGTTTTTGGTCAATGATGTGCGCCTCAATCATCAGTTCGGCGAACATGTGAGACTTGCCAGATCCACGACCACCCCATGCGCCTTTATATCGGCTGGCCTCCAGCAGGGGTAACGCCCATTCAGGCGTTTGAAGTTGGAGAGTTGTCATTCGTTTGCCGTCATGCGGGTCAAAAAACCCAAGTCTTGCATTGATTCAAGTGCGGCCACGTTGGTAGTACCCCAAGCCACCAACATAGAGCCGCTGCCAGCGCCGCTTCCACCAGTCACGCCTAGCCCGTCAACAAACTTTACACGACCTTTTAGAAACAGAATGGCGTCTGCCTTGGCCACTGATTCGTGGAACCAAGCGCAATCTGTTCTTGCGAACACTAGTGCAATTCCGTTGCGGTGGCTGTGCATCTTTTTTAGCCACGCTTGTGTGTGCTTGCCGTAAGGTGGATTAAGCCAAACGCGTCCAGCCCACGGCTGTGTGAGTCCGTCATCCTTCAGCGTGTATCTCAGCTTTGCGGGAATCCAAGGGATTGCCGTTTCTGGTTGGCACGGGTCAAGGTCAAATTCAATACCAAGACGTTCAAAAATCCACGGAGGCGTGTACCAGTCCACATTTATGCTGCCTCTATTTTCATGGCCAAAGCCTTTTAAATCGCTCATACCTTCACTACCACGCGCTCGATGCGCTGAACCAGCGGGTTTGCCGGGTCTCCAGAAACCTCCAGCTTTTCGCCGTATTTCCTCGGGGCCAGCTTGGACAACAGCCATTTGCGCGTATCAACCTGCAATTTATGCTTTTGGATGGCTTGCCAATCCTTTCTGCCGTCACCAGTCTCAGGCACTTCTTTGTCGCTCAGATCAAGCACTTCTTGGGCCATGCGTTCCAGCAAATCTTCTCGCGCACGCGCATAACTGTCGGAAAGTTCAGCATCTTCTCCAACCCATCCGATAAAAGTCGAATGACTTACGCCGGCCGCTTCGCATGACTTGAACGTGCTTTTACCGCCTCTCATGCCTTCCAGCACCTTGGCGCAAATCTCTTGCTTGTTGTCGCTGTATTTGGATTTACGCATTGATTCTCCATTGGACAAGCCAAGCGGGTGATATCCCCGACTTCAGCCATCTTTCGACTACTGCACCCATAAGGTCAGGCTTCCATTTCCAGAGCGCCCGTATCGTTGGGCTAATCGTCACATCACCGTTCTGCTCTGTTCCTGAGATACCGCCTGCAAGTTCTCGCGCTGGCTTGTCAGTAAGCGCATCACTTTTCTCGATAGCAACCGTAACAGGGTTCATTGTTTCGCCATCAGCAATCGGTACTGGAACGCAAAAAGCCACTTTCTACTGCGTTCTGATGCTGCAACATCAGTTCCCTTGTGGGGTAACGCATGAGAAAATGGCCTCATTTGGTCTTGTGTTGCAGCACTTGACGTTGAAATTATAGCCAGTTTCATATTTTCTTGAAAAATGGCCAAAAACACCAGAGCAGCAGGAGCCAGGGAATACCAAACAGACCCAGCATAATCAGACCCATCCCGAATCTGTCGGTCATCATTGCAATGCCGCCCAGCAAGATCAATGCGCCAATCACCACATAAAGCCTCACAATAATTGTTCTGATCACTGCAATGCCCTCATGGTTCGCTGATGCGCTTTCTGCCACATTTCCTGCCTTTCGAGTTTAGTTAGTTTAACACCTTGGTCTATTTCCCAGTGGCATTTCAGGCATAGCGCGGCTACCAGGTTGTCATCAGCTTTTATTCCCCTGCCTTTGCCGCCGCCCCAGTTGCTGTGCGCTGCCTGCACCGTTTCCCCGCTGCCGCAGTGCTGGCAATCAAGCTGCGCCACCCGTTTTAGCAAGGCTTTGTCGCGGACATAGGCGTGTTTAAGAAACATCGATGCCCTTATCTGCTGACCAGGCCAGCAAGAATTCGATGAACTCGCTGCTCTCACTCGTGGTGAATTTGTGGCTTTGCAGGCCAAGCTGAACGATTCTCTCGCCATCCAGGCTTGGGCAGACCTTGCCGATCTTGCGGTTTGTGTCGTGCGCCCACTGGTCGATCAGCAATCTTTTCCAGTCATCTGCTGTCCAGGTGCTGCCGGCCGAAGCCATTTGCTTGGCTATTTTGTCGATCATGCTGTGAAACATTGCGTTCTGTTCCACGCTCCGCTTGCTCTGCTTGATTTCAATCGTCATCCGGTGGCCGGCAATCAGCATGGATTTCAGCATCGGCCAAACAACGGTCATCATTTCTTTGTGTGCTTGGACGGGTTCCCAGCAAGTGACTTTCATTTTAAAACTCCAATCATGCGTAAAGCGGCCTCAGAGCCGTCAATTCTCGCCAAGGTACTACCAGACCAATTCTTAAAAAAATCGTCTTGTAGGGCCGTTAAACGCTTCCTAGGGCCATCTTTGACCTCAACCAGAAACGTGTGGCCTTTGTAGCCGACCAAAAGGTCAACAGGTAGGCCAATGATCCAAACGTAAGCGCCAGCTGCCCGTAGTACCGAAACGATCTCTTGCTGGTTTTTGTCAACCCTGGCTGCGTGTCTCATTTCAGCGCCTTAATTCGTTCGATGATCATTGATCGCGATCCCGGCAAATCTTGTTCCAATTCCCGAAAGCGTTGAAGTAGGTACTCTCGGCGTCCATCCTTTAGGGCTTGATCCCCACCAGCTAACGCCATCAGTGCATATGTCTGGATCAATGTCTCCAGTGAGTTCCAGGGCTGCGGTAATGTCGGCTTCGGTGTGGTCATAACCTGCTCTTGTTTCGTCTAGCAGCTTGTGGGCTTGGTAGTAGTTCATGCTATTCCTTTTGTAGCTATAACGTCAATATCCATGCGGGTTAGAGGCATATTTCACCACTTTTCATCGGGTTGTTTGTACCAATCAGCAACAGGCTTAGTCAGCGGCTGGCGGTCTGCCCATCGCTTGTAGCTCATCGTGCTTTCGTTCTTTGGCTTTGCGCCCCACTGATGCCGGCTGCACTTCGGTGGCGATCCTTCCAGGCGCACGCTCCACAGGTTTCCGCAGCCGTTAACGCTGCACAGCAGGCTTGGGCCGTCATCACGGTTCTTTGATTCTGGTGGTGCAAAACTCATTTTGTGTACTTCCCATCTATGATTTTTTGAAAGTTGGTGGCATTCATTACCCATTCCAGATCAGGCCGCCACGTTCTGCCTGCTGTTTCAAAACCGTTTGACAAGCTGGTGTCTCGGGCAATGTAGTTAAAAAAGCTGTCCCACCACTTGATGCCTGCGGCTTCCGTCTGATAACCGTCAGGGCTGTATGCGCTTGGCCGGCTGGCCTGGTTCCATCGCTGCTTGGTGTTTGCTCGGCGTGATCCTTCCCAGCTTCTCGGCTGCGCAAGGTGCGGTAGATGCTTTGCCCAAAGTTTCAAAATCTCCTCTTGCGGACAGGCCATCAGCTTTGCTGTGGACAAAGTAGCTTTAGCTACTGGTATTAATAATGGTTCTTGGTTATTGGTTATTGGTTCTTGGTTAGCATCAAAAACAGGTTCGTTCGCATTGCGTTCGGTATGCGTTCGCATAGCATTCGCATTGTTCCAGCGTGCGTTCGCACTGTTTGCCGCCTTCCCTTTCTTCTCGTGATAGTCGGCAATCTCTTTGTCGCAACGCTTATGGCGCCACCCTTCATCTTGCAAAACAAAGAAGTGATGGAGAATCAAGCTGATTGTTTTCGCATCCGAACGCATAGCAAACGCAATGCTTTCGCATTCGTCTTTCAGCGGCTTTTCGTCTAAGTAGTAGCGCCAGAGCATCCGAAGGTAAACGCCCATCTGGTCGTTACTTAGGTGTCCGGTGTCTTTGAGAAAGTCACCAATGTGGTGACGGTAATAGTGCATTTTTTGACCTTACTTCGTTGGTCTGCTTCACTGAGAAAGAACATCGGCAGGAGGGTGAAGAATCCTCTTTTCGTCCGCTAAGACTAGCCGTGCCCAAATTTTATCGTACAAACCACCCTGGCCGCAACAGTTTCAGCTGCCAAATCCTTTTTTCAGGGATGACCTTCCAGTGACTGATCGCGGCCTTGGTCACGCCCAGCAGCTTTGCCAGCGCACTCTTGCTGCCAGCTTTGGCAATGATGGTGTCTAGGTCAGGTTGCATGGCAGCATTGTATAGCAGGCTTAACACCTGAACATAGGGAAAGTACCTAGTCGAAAAGATAAAAATAGTTGAAAAAAGGCTTTGCAGCGGTTTAGCTAGGTATACAATAGCGTCAATCCCCAGCAAATTGCAAAGGGTCTTTTTAGGAAAACATCATGACTCTCCAACAAATGATCAACAAAGCAGAAGCAGAAGCAGCGGCAAGCTGGGCTTTTGCCCGATTGTCAGCACGGCCTACAAAATGGGCTACCCGCCAAGAAGCTGAAAACAACAACCCAGGGTATTCATTTACTTGTTTCGCTCAGGGCGCTGATGGCTTCTGGCGGCTGGCGGCTTAAACCAAACGGGGCTTCGGCCCCTGAAAGAACATCATGAAAACTCCCATTTGGCACACTGGCTACAAGCCAACCAAAGAAGACCTGAAGGGTCTGTACAACCATCGCTTTGAGACTGCTGGCGGTTTGGTCATTGACTGCTACTTGGCTTTTGAGGAAGAGGAACGCGCCACCTACGATCACCCTGGCTCTTCCGCCAGCATTGAGCTGGTTTGGGCTTTGGTTGAAGGCGTCGACATTTCCGAGGTAATTGGCGATACGGCTGCGACGATTGAAGATGAAGCGCTTGAGGACATGGAAGCCAAAGCAGAAGATGACCAGTACGACCGTGGCCAGGAGCGCTACGAAAACCGGAGGGATGCAGAATGAATCATGCAATCAATTGGACGCTGGCAGCTTTGACAGCATTGATCTTGTCTACCGCATACCTGCTTGACGGCCCTAGTGATCACCAGGCTGCGATTGATGCCGCGGCTGATGCCAAGGCTACGCAAGCAGAAAAAAGAGCGCAGGCGAGGTTTGAGAAGGCTGCACAGGCAATGTGTGGCGATAACGCAGGGTGGACGCAGCTGGAGAACGGTGCTGTCCAATGTTTCAACAAAACGGGTCGCAAGACTCAGAAAGTGCAATTGTGAAGATCGAAGATATCTTGTCCGGGATTACGGACATTGCCAACCGTGCATATGAGAGTGCTGCCGCTGAAGACCGGCTGGCGTTTGAATGCGGAATGCTTTCCAGCAAGTTGCGTGAAATGGCGTATCTGTTGGAAAACGCCCAGGAGCGCATCAAGGAACTCGAAATCGAACTGGCTTACAAGGATAAAAAATGACAACTATGACCATGATTCACGACGTCAAATCGATCGAGATGACTGAGGCAAGGGAAAGCACTGGTGGTGTGGCCGGGCCTTTTTGGACGCGCAAGCTGACATTGGTGGACAGCAAGGGCAATGAAACACAGATCACACTGTTTTCTGGAAACAAAGAACCATTGCAAATTAAGGAGAAGACATGAAAATTTACAAAGCAATCAATGCCGTGCAGACAGAACTGTCAACCATTGGCATCACCAAAGATCACACCAACTCGCAAGGGTCTGGTTACAAATTCCGTGGCATTGACGATGTTTACAACGCGATCAGCCCTCTTCTGGCTAAACATGGGCTTTGCATTCTGCCGCGAGTGTTGACCAGGGAATGCGTGGAGCGCTCCAGCAAGGCCGGCGCAGCTTTGTTCTATGTGACCGTTGAGGTTGAATTTGATTTTGTTTCGGCCGAGGATGGCAGC